ACGCACGGTGGCTTCGCCAGTGTAATTACGGATATCGTCATAACCCACCGCCGTATCGCCGGGGATAATCCCGCCAGCCTGCCCGCCGCCGCTGTCACTCCCGCCCCAACCGACTTTCGTCCCGTCTTCCTTAACCCCGGCAATCACCAGACCGTTGCGCGAATAAATCAGGAAAAGCCAGCCGTCCGGCGCGTTGTTGTCAATCACGCTCCCGTTGAAGTTGAGACCTGAGTCGCCAGTCACCAACTGCGCGACTGACTCAAACTCAGTGACGCCGTCTGTGCTTCTGATACGGAAAGGGCGAATACCATTGCTGGACACGATATCAAACAGTGAATCAGGTGATTCCTGTAATGATCGGGTACGCTTGTCGATCTCATCAACCAGTGCGGACGACGGCATTTTTCGCCCGGTAGCGACCAGAGTACCGCCGTTATTGATGACCTCAATAGCAAGCGCTGTATCGTCCGGACTGCGGTAATACGTTGTGCTCCCTTCGGGGATATTGGCAATATCCGCCTGTGCAGCCTCAAGTGTCATGTACTGCCTGCTGAGCGGTATCAGGTTTTGACGAATTTCATCATTCTTCGCCATCATCTGGCGCCATGAGTACAGCGGATCTCCGGCACGGTCGGGAACATCGGCAGCGGGTCCGTTGACCAGCTTATCCAGGCGCGTGGCGTTATCGAGCAACACTACGGGAGAATTACTCCCCAGCGGCGGATTAAAGGCCATGTTTTTTTGCTCCAAAAAGAGGATTCGCCCAAACGAGGGTTTGAGCGAAAGAAAGTTAATCGGGGAAATTTTTGGTTTTAAGAGACGCTGCCGGGGTATGGCGCGTCGTCGTACTGGTAGAAAATGTCGCTGTACTGTCTGGTCGTCACCTGGCAGGTTCCGTCCGCCTGCGGGGCTATCTCCTCAAAAATGGCGTCATAAACACTGCGCGTTGAGCTGCAGAACACCAGCCGCGGCGGTTCGATACTCGGATCGTTTAACTGGATTTCATCAAAAGCAGCCTGCCACGGAACGGACAACTGATAATCCCCGACAAAGGTGGCCACCAGCAGCCCGGAGGCAGAACCATCCTGGTAACGCAGAATTGCGCGTGGGTTTTCAAAGGACCAGTCCAGCGGCTCGGAGACGGTAAATACCGTTTGACCGCCAGATGTGGCCATATCCATAACCAGACTACTTACCGTTTTATTACCCGGAATGTCATCCGTCAGCAGAATGCGATCGCCATACTGATAGACCAGCGCATCCAGTTCTGTTGTCGTGTTATGGCCCAGCCGTTGATGCAGGTATTTCATCAGGCGGCGCATGCCGATTTGATAGGCGCGGTTCGGGTCAAGCACCCCATCGAGGGTATAACTCTCAATTTTCCTCGGTGTGGGGTTATCCGGAGTCCGGCATTGCACCGTTTCTTCTGACCACGTCGTGCCATTGATATAAGTGACATCCACACCATCGTAATCATCGGCGGACGGCGCCGAGAAGGTGGTCTGTAACTCTTCGGTCATTTCATGCGGGCTGATAATGCCGGACCAGTTTTTAATCCCTTCCCTGCCTACAGATGCGAGCCCGTCACTCAGCAGGAAATATGATTTCCCCGCCGTGGTGATCTTCTGCAGCATTTCCAGCGCGGAGACACTGTCGCCTGTCGCGAAGTCGAAATACTCATTTTTCGGGGTCCAGTAGGTTGCCTCAAGGGTGTTAATGGCTTCGGTGTCCATTGCCAGGCCAAGAGAATTACCAACATGAAACAGCGCGCTGGAGATGCGCCGCGGGGCGCCAGTATCATAAATACGCGTGGCCACAACGTTTACGCGCCGATCAGACTGCGCCGCCAACTTGCCGCCAGATTCCACCGTCACGGCCATTAATGATACACCGGCATATGATGCTGGCCGGTTCAGTAACCTGCCGCGCAGCGCCTGCCAGTACATCGAATCACGCGCGTTATTACTCCCCTGCTCATTGCGCCGGCGGCACCGCACCTCAACCAGACCAGGGGTAGCCAGTTCAAAGCGCTCAGTGAACCCCAGGGCATTTATGTTCTTCATTTCGTAAACACCCTGCCGGCTTATCCACCCGGTACCGGAACCATACACCCGATACTGGATTTCCCATTCACAGTGCCTGACGCGCTTCTTACCTTTGTTGTCAAAGCCGCAAATGCCGGAAGGGAATGAAAAATTCACTTCAAATGCATTTACCACCTCATTATCCGGGCAGGCAAGAAACGGGCCCATCCAGCTATTGTTGTCGTTAATCCCGGTCGCCTGGTAATCAATCATCGTCCTGGGTGAGAACCCCGGCCAGGTAGGATCAATGCCTCCGTTAATCATGCGCTGTACCGTCGCGGTCGTACCATCTGCTGAGGCAATACGGTATTCATTTCCCCGGTGCGCCAGCGACAGGCGCTGCGTCCCTTCAGGAACGCCGGAAAATGCTGCACCGCCAGCACTGCCATAAGCGAGGGTGACATTGGCGGTGATCGCCGGGCTGCCGCCACTGGATGCGGTACCATCAGTGAAAACCGGACTATCCCCGAATACGGAAACAGGAAGTGATGATGCGGTAATACTACCGCCCAGCCACGGGCTTGACTTCTCAATGATACGCACTATCCCGCCATCATCCTGCGCGACCAGGTTAGACCCGGCGATCGCTTCATTGATTGCCGCCAGCAGGCCAGACATATTGCCGTAGTTAGCGATCAGCGAAACGGTATAAGTAGTCGCCTGCCATGTCAGGGTAAACGTCTGGCTGCTGATCGAAAAATCATAGGTTGTTGGGGCTGCACTGCCGCGTAATGAAGCTGCCGATCCCCCCACACCCGGAACAGCATCCTGCTTTGGCGTGAACGTAGCGATGAAGAGATCATATTCTGCCCCGTTAATTTCCAGCGTAACAGGCATGCCGGCATAGGGGTTAATCTCAGTCAGCGTGTCACTGAACAGGACGCTGTAACCCGATGAAGACGAAATCAGGTAGTTGGTCGGCGCGATGATAGTCACCAGCGCACCTTCCACCCAGGACTCAGGCAGAGAATCATCGCCATCATCATCGCTCAGCCCGGTGAACGAAACCGACGATCCCGAAACGGTCATGCTGTCGGCGGTAATATCGGATGAATCAGGCGCTGTCTGCGCCATATCAAGGCCGCTGCCGCTGGACGTTCCGCCCACCTCGGTAGAGTTGAACCAGTTTTCACTGCGGCGATCGCCGGAAACATCCGCCCCCGGCGGATACAGCGTCCAGGAGAATGAATCACCCAGGGCGGAAATAGGCGTCGAACCAATCCTGATATCGCCGTTAGCAAATGCCACATTTCCACGACTCACGCAGATCAACATCTCAACTGTCATTCTGGTTGGGTCATCAGGGTTAAAACGACTGACCGGCTGAACAACATAATCCGGATAAACCCGCGCACGCCCGAACAATTCCCGGATAGGATCACCAAGTTTTGCCGTGTTCGCTTTTGCCGGATTTAAGTCCAGAGACTTACCCGTAGATGAATCGTAGGCCCCCGTATCGAGGTTATTCATCATGTAGATGGAATAAGCTGCAGCGGCTACCGCTACAACCAGGGCGGCAATGGCAAAGCCTGTCGCGTAAGGGACGGGGTAAATCTTCACGTCAGTATCTGGTAACAGTTCGCACCGCGGCCATTCCTCTGATGCTACGGGCACGCCATCAATCTCAACGCTGATTGGCTGTGGCAGCCCGGGATCATAATTTTCGACATTCCTCTGCATCCACTCATGCAGGGTTATGCGCGCATGCTGATGGCTTTCAAGTGGTCCGCCAGGTAACCGGGAGGGATAAATACTGATCGTCATCGCCAGAATTCCACCTTGATAAATCGCCGTTTAAATTTCCAGACCGGCATAAAAGAAACGTTCGAGCCGGGGTTACATTCCGCTACCTGCAGCAACCCGTTCAGCTCAACAACAATCCCCACATGGGTGACCATTGTTCCCGAATAACACGCCACGCCAGCGCCGACGCATGGTTCACAACGCTCAAGCTTCAACATCAGCTTTCTGGCTTCTTTATCAAGGCCGCCGCCATCTTTGGTCACACCTGCAAAGTCTGGCCATTCGGGTAATCCAAGGTCGCGTCGTATCTCATTTACGATGCCAAAGCAGTCGAGTTGCGGATACACTCTGCCGCCCTTCAGCCAGGTGACCGAAAGGTATTTATCAGGTTCAAACATGGGGAAACCTCAACTCATGTAACGGAGGCCGGGATACTCATTAAGGGTGTAACGGAATCTCGGCCAGGCGGTATCGAGAACGTTCATATAGCCGGCTGTGATTTGTGCCTGCAGCGCTGTCCAGGATCCCGATTTGATAGCGAGCGTATACGGCACGGTAGCCGGAGCGTTAAGGTCCGTTGAAACATATTGCCTGTAAGTCATAGAGCCATCTTGCCTCGCTGCCAGGGCATCACGAATCGCTGTACTCGCCTCCCCTTTTATGTTGCTGACAGCGAACTTCAAATCCTGTGTACCGTCGCTGTTTCTGGCCGGGATGGCGATATCGATAGCTGCGGCTGAAAAGGTTATAACAGCGCCATTTTCGGTCGTCGCTGTAATATCGTCGTAGCCCTTGCAGAAATAATGCACCGTCGAACCGATATTGATTTGCAGCGTTTCAATGATGACTTCCGATCCGCTACTGGCATAAAGCCGGTTAAGCACCGTCATGCTTTGGCCACTCCCTGTTTAATGCGATATCAAGCAGTGAACTACCTGCTATCCACTCGGGGTAGTTACCCCACGGCGGAGGCAATAGTGGACGCTCCCATAACTCCAGCGTCGCCGAATACCGCCAGTAGATGGGAGCCACCAGCACTGGCCCCTGATAGATATCCGTAAAACGACATTTGTAGAATTTTATGCCTGCGGGGGTTTGCAACTTCATCATGAACCAGGCCGCACCATCAGAGAGCGCATCGCGGTACCACGATTCAAACGTTAGCCCCTGAACATCGCTCTCCATAAACCAGGATACAGTCGCTTCCGTGGGAGTCGAGGTATACGCCCTGCGTTGTCTCGCCCGGCCTGTGGTGAGTTGAGTTCGTTTCAAAGGGCTGACTGGCTGGAATCCATAGCCTTCTTGTAAAGGCATAGGGAGATAGTCATGCGGATAAAATATTTCAGCCATTACCCTGTTCTCCGTCCAGTGTTATACCCCCCAGTTAATGCCTTGTGCACTTGGCCAACCCCTTTTGCCAGATCGTTAGCAACCTGCTGGTAACCTTGTTTTGCTCCTTCACGAGTAGCCTGCTGTACAAGCAGCACAGTCGCGTCAGAAGGATTTCCATTGATGGTTATTGGAGGAACCGTGACTGTGGGGCGGATGATGGTCGTTTGCTGGCTGTTGCTAACGTTCTGAACGCCAGTCCCAAACCCCGAACGCCCCAATGTGGCATCAAGTGGCTTGCCGTTCCGTAACGCCTCAAGTTGTGACACGCCGATTCGATTTGTAGACTCCTGGTCGAAAACGTACTCCCCTTTATGAACAATACCCGCTGGCTGATACTTTCCGCCTGAGCCAGTATATCCACCAGAAGCAAAGCCGACGGCGGCAGCACTGGAGATGCTGGACGTTATTGTAGCCATGAGGCCTGCAACAGTAGCCATCGCTGCTAAGTTGTATGGAAATGGCTGGCTTGAAAGCGCCTGGGCCATTGCCATTGGCAATTGAACAGCTGCCTGAGCAAGTGCAAAAGCTTTCTGCGTAACAAATGCCGCTTTATACATCACGGATTGCTCGCCGAACATCGCCCCCATCGAATCGGTGATACTGGAGAAAGAATTTTGCGCTGATTGCGTCTGTGCGGCATATACTGCGGTGCTTAGTGCTTGCTGGTTCTGTTGTCCTTGCTGTTGGAGAGCCAGCAATTGCTGCTGCTTCTGCTGCTCATTCAGTAAAGTACTTTGTGTGATCGCCTGCTGCTGCTGGTTCAGCCAGGAAGCATAATCAGTCTGGGCTTGCTTCAGCTTTTCGATAACCTCAAGCTGCGGCTCTATTTGCAGCCCTATCATGTTCAATCCCTGCCCTGACAGGTCACTATTGGTTGCTCCAGACGTCAGCGTACCACCGGCCTTGTTCACACCTGATATAACGGAATCAGGCAGCACTGATTTACCAATCAGGTCGCTCGCCTGCTTCCCAGCAGCCTCCGGCGTCAGTTTTTTCAGCTCAACCATCTTCTGAAGAATTTCGAGGCGTTTTTGCAACGTCTCATTTTGGCGCAATTCCTTTGGAGCAATTTGCTCCTGCATTTTCCGGTAGTCGTCCAGCACCTTGACTGAGTTTTGCAGGGCTTCCTGCTGCTTGTAGGCCTGTAGTATTTCGTCAGCACGGGAAAGAATCGACTTCTGGTCGGCGGTTAGCTGCGTTTTAGACTTAAGGTCAGCGATCTGCTGTTCGAACTTAACCCGCGCCTGGGTTGCGCTACTTAGCTTATCGCTGGCATCCAGTTGGTACTGCATGGCGGCAGTCTGCTGGTTTATCTGGTCAAGCAGTCGGGATGCTGCGTCCTCTGTATAGGTTTTACTTTTTATCTCTTTCTTTGGTGTTTCTTTGCTTTGTTTTTTGGCCTGATCCAGCTCCTTTTCACGAACGGCAATTAGAGCATTCGCTTGGTCAATCGCCTCCTTATTCCCTGAGAAAGTAATTTTTTTTGATTGAGCCCTCGCTTCCTTAAGCCTTGCCTCGGCGCCAGCAACTCTGTCAGCCGCCAAATACTCCTTATTAATCCAATCAACAGACTCTGCAACAGCTTTATTACCCTCAATAGTCAGAACATTCATCGTTGATTGCAGGTCGATGGCCTGTCCGATAAATCTCATTGTGGGGTCTATTGCACCACCAAGGGCAACATTCTGCTTACCTTTGTCGGCAGCTGTGTAATAGTTTTTGACCTTTATTGCCGCTGCCGTCCAGGAGTCGCCAATTTTCAGTATCTCTCGACGGTGCATGTCAATATCAGCATTCAGAGCCGTAAAATTAGCTGAATCCTTATATTGAGAAACTTTTTGTCGTGCTTCATCGTAGCTATATCCGACATCAATTAATTTATTTACTGCTTCGCTGGCACCGTCATTGGTCGTAATAAACATATTGCCAACTTCTTCAATAGCCAGCCCCGTCTTATCGGATATCGCAACCATGTTAAGTGCAAGGCGTTCGGCAGCATCACCATTAGCACCAAGCGATGTTGTAGCAATTTTCGTTGCTGCTTCAATCTCCAGCCGATTTTGGTAAACAGCATAAGTAAGGAGGCCAACTGCACCCGCAGCTACTGTATATGGGTTTACCAACCCCATGACGTAGGTGGATACACCTTTAATCGCAGGAATAATTCCACCGAACATATCTTTTAACTGCCCACCCTGCTGCATAAGCACCATAAAAGGGGACTGGCCTGTAGAGAGTCCGACTACGATATCCGTCATCTGAGCGGGGATCATGCGCATTGCAAAAGCTGTTTGGGCAGCAGACTGCCCAGTTTTTTTCAAGTCGTCACGAAAACCGGTTAATTTGTTACGAGTCTCTTCGATTCGCTTTGAATAAAGCTCAAATGTATCTGTATCTACCATCCCTTTAGATTTGAATTTCGCCAAATCCTGTTGTTGTTTGTCCAGCTTATTCAGGGCGGCATTCACCGGGTCAATACGATCGAGAAGTTCAGATAGAGCCTGCTTTTCTTCGTCCGTAGCCTTTGTCACCTTGCCAGCGCTCGTAGCTGCACGGTCTCCAGCTTGGGTCATTTTAACCAGTGCAGTTGCGAGATTATCGGCCTGCTTTTCTGCCCCAGAGCTGTCGATAATGATTGCGAGGCGTGAGGTTTGTTCTGTCATTTAGCGATCTCCGGGCAATAAAAAACCCCGCCGAAGCGAGGTTAGAGCTTTAAAACTGTTAGGCTTTTAATTCATTGACGGTAAAACATTATTGCGCCGATAATCGCCGCAAAGACCGCCAGCACAATCCCCGCGATTAACTTTACATTAACGTCAGCCAGCCTATCGCTGGCGCCAGCATCGTTAGTGTTAACTATTGCCTTCGAAGGGGTTACATCACTCCCGCAATGCTTGCACTTCACCGCTTCGGAGTTTATTAATTCTGCGCAGTAAGGGCATTTGACTGAAGTTGCGGACCCTTTTAACTTATCGCCCACCAGAGCAACGATGATACCGGCGATGGCTACGAACCCTCCAAATATCATGTAATTTTGGCGCGATGACATTAATCCAAGATTGTTAACCCTGTAACCACCGCTTGTCGCTACTGTCACATCCATGAATAGCGCAGATATCGCAAAGATCACCCCTATTGCAATCGCTATATAACCAATAATCTTCACTTACCTACCCCATCAGTTAAAAAGCCACCCGAAGGTGGCCTTATCAATCAGCTTGCGTTCTCGCAACCCGGCAGGCTGCGGTCAATCACAAGGTTGCCTTCAACACGCAGACCTATTTTACCAAACAGGAAAGCATGGTTTAGCTGAGTGACAACTACGTCTGACAGACCAACAGCACAACGATCTTTTTCAATCGCGCGGTCTGCTGCAGTTTTCACGTTAGGGATCCCAGTAGGGAAGATGATGACCGGGTAGCTATCTTCAGCAGTAACTCGTTTACCTTTGTAGAACTTGCCCCCATTAAGGTTGTAGTTTTTGGTGCTTGCTACAGTTAAATCTGCAACACGTACAGTACAACCCGAAAGTAACAGCACTCCAAGCGCCAATGCGATGACTTTTTTCATTATATGTTTCCTTTGATTGCAATCAGAAACATCCTAACATCATGAAAAAACAGGTCAATAACAAAACCCGCCGTTAAGCGGGTTATCATCACAAAGAATACATTGCACGGGCTCTGCGTTCCTGAATATGCATACCATGATGCTTACTCTGGTTTCCACACATCCAGCAAGAGCATAAACAAGGGGTTTGATAGACAATTCGTATAGAATTAAGCCCACCAGGAGCTGCATTGTAATAATGCATACGTTTTGCTTTAAGTCTTGCGGTGTGATGCCGACGCACCGCGCGCTTTTTTGATTTCATGATAGAACTCCACAGTAAATACTGGAGCGG